ACCAGTTGTCACCCGTCGCTCGACCGGAAACGAGGTGGAGAGACTTCACGGGGTGGTTGAAGTAGCTGAGGTCAATGTCGACATCTGTATTCGAGGTGAGTTGATTTTGAGTTTGGGTGATGAGAAGTTCATGTTCGGTATCAGTGAAGTACTTACGTTCATCTGTGTCTAAGTAGATGTAGTTACCATACACCTTGGGTGTATCGGTGGGGACGTAACCATCGCGGCACTTGATGCGAATCTCGACATCGTGGTACTGTAGGGCTACGAGGGGAAGTGACTTGGTCCAGTCCTCGCCGAAGAAGAAGGGGATCATGTAGTGGCTACCAGTGTGGTTTTCCTTGCGGGAATTGGTGGTAAGAGCGAAAGACGCCTTGGCGGCTGTGTCACGCATCAAGGGGTTATGGACGCCTTGGATATAAAGGGAATCCAATTCAGACACCTTCTGACCACCGATCCACAGAGAGAACTCAGTGGGACTAGCGGCGTTGTTAGAGAATAGACCTGTGGCGTTTTGTTGGAACCCAGCAATACCATTGGACTCGATCCAGATGTAGCTCATAAGATCCCCCTTGGAGCGAATGGGGATGGCAACCTCATTGTTCGCACCGAAGGTACCGATATAATCCATGCGCTCGGGCTTCATGGCGAAGTTAGTGTAACGCTTGTAGTTCTGACGGAAGAAGCTGACCTGAGGGTCACCAGTGATGTACACATCCTGGGCACCCACCGACACGAGCTCAATTAAAGCAGCAGACATTTATTAATAAATGATATTAAAATTTTGGCTCATTATAAACATATGGTGGTATTCCAAGCTTTGACTTGGGAGGCGAGGGATGTGGATGAGGAACATTTGATCAGTATTTTGGGAAAGACTGAAACAGGTAAATCTATATGTGTGACGACTTTCTTTGAGCCGTATTTCTTTGTAAAGCTCCCGAGGGGAACAACTGAACAAGATGTCCGAGTATTGTACAATGACCTGAATAAACTTCGCCCAGATCACGTGACAAGTTATAGTCTCACTGAGAAGAAGGATGTTTGGGGTTTTCAAAACAATGAAAAATTTGGATACATGCGTTTAAATTTCAAGACCCTCGCGGACCGGAGAAAGGTCAATTCTATTTTCGGTTACAATCGGGAATATACGAAGTATCATGTGTATGAGTCAAATCTTGATCCTGTCCTGAGGTTGATGCATCGTACAGGTATTCAATCTACGGGTTGGCTTGACACTGGGAGTGAATGTGTTCGGTCACATCTTGCAAAGGTTGATATCGATCTCTGGTGTAACAACTGGCAAACACTGAAACCTGTAGAACGTGATGATATTGCGCCATTTGTAGTTGCTTCGGTAGATATCGAGTGTAATAGTTCAACTGGGAAGTTTCCAAATGCAGATGTTCCTGGTGATGCCTGTTTTCAGATTGCAATCTCATTATGCAAATTTGGAAACGATGAACCCTACGAGAAGACATGTCTATGCTACAAGAAAACCGATGGTCCTGATGTCACGAGTTTCGACACCGAGCGTGAAATGTTAGAGGCGTTTCAAAAATATATTCAAGAAAAGGATATTGATATCATCACAGGTTGGAATATCTTTGGGTTTGATCTTGAGTATATCTATAAACGAGCTCTTTTGACCAATTGTAATGAGGAATTTTTCAATTTGGGAAAGCTCCGTGATCCACCGAGTGAGCTTTTACTGAAAAAGTTAAGTTCGAGTGCGTTGGGTGACAATTTCCTGAAACTACTTCCCATGACTGGACGATTCATCTTCGATATGTTTCATGAAGTGAAGAAGGGTTATAAACTTGACTCGTATAAACTAAACGAAGTTTCAAAGTTGTACCTCGGTGACCAAAAGATTGACATGTCCCCAAAGGAGATGTTCGCCCGTTACAAGGAAGGTGATCCCGCAAAATTGGCTGAAGTTGCGGAGTATTGTATCAAGGATACCCTCCTCCCCCACAAACTTTTGAAAAAGTTATGCACACTTCTAAACCTATTGGAGATGGCGAAAGCAACTTGGGTTCCTTTGTGCTTCTTGGTTGAGCGCGGTCAGCAGATCAAGGTGTTCAGTCAGCTGACAAAGAAGGCTCGAGAGTTGGGATACATGGTACCGACGATTAAGTATGGATCTCTCCCAGAAGAACCCTATGAGGGTGCCACGGTCCTAGAAGCACAGAAAGGTGCGTACTATACACCAATCACAGCCCTAGATTTTGAAGCTCTGTATCCATCGATCATGATGGCACATAATCTCTGTTATTCCACATATGTAATGGATGAGAGGCGTTATGGTAATATACCTGGGGTGACTTACGAATCATTCAATATTGGTGAGAAGACTTATAAGTTTGCCCAAGATGTACCTAGCCTCTTACCAGCGATTCTAGCGGAGCTCAAACAATTTCGTAAAAAGGCGAAGAAGGATATGGCCGCTGCGACGGGTTCTATGAAGGAGGTGTACAATGGTAAGCAGTTGGCCTACAAGGTATCGATGAACTCCGTCTATGGTTTTACAGGGGCAGGGAAAGGTATTCTTCCATGTGTACCAATCGCATCCACAACAACGTGTAGAGGTCGTGGTATGATTGAGGAGACGAAGACCTATGTGGAGGCGAATTTCCCCGGGGCAAAGGTAAGGTATGGGGACACGGATTCGGTGATGGTAGAGTTTGATGTGGGTGGTCGCACAGGTGAAGAGGCTGTCAAGTACAGTTGGGAAATTGGTGAGCGGGCGGCAGAGGAGTGTAGCGCCCTCTTCAAGAAACCAAATAACTTGGAACTCGAGAAGGTCTATTGGCCGTATTTCCTGTACTCGAAGAAGAGGTATGCCGCCAAGCTTTGGACAAAGGGGAAGGATGACCAAATGCATATGGACTACATAGACATCAAAGGACTCCAGGTTGTTCGTAGAGACAATACACCCCATGTGAGAGAAGTGTGTAAAGAGTTACTGGATGTTATTCTCACATCCAGTGATCGAGGACCACCCATGGAGTTGGCAAAGGAAAGGGCGATTGAACTCTTATCAGGTGATATACCCAATGGAAAGTTAATATTGAGTCAGGGTTTATCAGATAGTTACAAAGTGAATGGTGAACCAGTTTCTATTACAAGTTCTCAAATTGACGATATAAATCAAGCTCATGTACAGGTAGTTCGTAAAATGCGTGAGAGGAAGCCTGGTTCGGAGCCACAGTCTGGTGATCGTGTGCCGTATATATTGACAAAGACTGACAACCCCAAGGCGAAAGCCTTTGAAAAGTCCGAAGATCCCAAATATGTAGAAGAGCACAATATCCCAGTAGATTACCTCTATTACTTCGAAAACAAGTTCCTCAACCCCGTATGTGACCTTCTTGACCCATTATTCGATAATGTCAAACAGGATATTTTCGGTGAAATCCTGGAGCAACACAAACCAAAGAAGATAAAAACTGGTCCCGCTCTCAGTACGATGAAAAAGGAGCAACTTATTGAAGAGTGTAAAAAATTGGGGTTGGACGATTCTGGGAAGGTTGCAGATTTACGAGAAAGGATTAAAGGTGCTCGATCAGAATCAATTGAAGACCTATTTAAAAAATACGAGCAAAATACTAATAAGGTATGAGCGTCTCCGATAGGATCATGGACATTTTTGATGAGGAATTAAATGAGCGTCTCGTTTCGATGATGAATGAATACATTGATATCATATCCAAGAAACATGGTATCTCTATGGATCTCCTTTTGAAAGATATTCCAGAAACATTCTCGGGAACAATTTGTAAGGGAACAAAGGTGGATGGAAGGCGTTGCACTTTCAGGGGTATTCACAGTGGTTACTGCAGACATCATGCAGCGCAAGCAAATCGTTTGAAACATATGTCAATTTCTAGGAGTCATAGCCATAATCATGGTCCCGAACGAATGTATGTTAGGGGATGTCCAGGGTGTGAATTAACAAATGAGCTTATAGATTTGGGTACAATGATTGGTAATGAGTAAAACTGACATCCTACTAACATCCATAAATAATTTTTACAATGAAGAAGGAAACAGAACTAAATTAGTGAATATTTTAGACAAGTCGAGTGGCATCTCGTTACGAAATTTGGAATGGTTCATTACAAACTATGCGAAGAAGAATCACACATCTTTCAAAACCCGCGATGGAAAACTATTCACAGTCCATTGTGCCTATAAATCAAGTCTCGATGGCTATAGTAAAAAACTTTTTGACCCATTTTGTCGGTCCGAAAAGTTTGCATACACAGTTCCTGGAACATATCATGAAATTCATACAACGCTCGCGCAGTTGAATTTCATCAAATGGTGTATCAAGAATAATATCATCGAGTATATTAGTACCAATAAATCTTCGTTATTTAATAAGCAACCGACATAAATCCACCTTCAAATATGAAGGTTTGATATCCCGTGTAGTACATATTTAGAGAGTACGTTTTTAAAGACACATCCACTTCCGTCGTATCTAGTTTCACTTCTATATTTGTTTTATCTGACTGTATCTGACTAAAATCCAAGTTCCCCGATGGTTCCACATTGATCGGATTCATCGAGAAACTATACGTGTATACATTTCGGATTGGCCTGGCAAGACGATTTCTAATTGGAATGAGATACTTGTAATAATTATGATTTGTTTTTGTCACATTTGGAAGACGGTTACCATTGATATAGAAACTCGCAGACTCCATTATAGGATCGAAAAATGTCGTTTGATCATCAAAGCTTACATTTGAAGAAAAATTAAAACGATTTTGAAATAACATCTGTTCATTTACACTCGATGCACCAATCGCATCACCCTCAACTTCAAAGTCTGTGTTTCGTAGGAACCAATGAAAACACTTCACTGGAATATTTGGTACAAGATTATTCACGATTGTAGAAACACCAAGATCACTGACACTAGATGGATGTTTTCGCACAAGGTCCGTCACAAGAGTTTGTTTATCGGTTACCAGGTAATTCCTTTCTTCGGGACTGACACTGATCTCTTCAGTAACGATATTGAAAGATTGGAGAGACACTGTTCCACTAAAGTTTGTGAAAAATGTTTGTTCATGAAACTCTAATTCGAATTCAATATTTTGACGGTGAATTGCACACACAGGGAAATAAGGGCGATTTGGTTTATTTGAAGAATATTCATCACTGGCATACTTCCTCGAAAAGAAGAAGTGGAGAGGAATGACTAGATCCGAACTCAAACGTGCATATGTATCATTTTTACTCGATTCATCATATCCTAAATTTCGATTGACAAGAAATCTATTCGCTACTTTCTCAGAAATCTCGAGGTACAATTCATCATAAATAATTCCCCAATCGTCGTGTATCTTCTCAACTTCTATACCATCGACAAACATCGCGATACTCTTGAGAATGTGACGCCCCAATTGATCTGCGTAGTTACCATTGGCTATACCTGGCATAGATATACTCAGGTACATATTACTCAAGAGATCACCCATGTTTTGAGGATTGAATTGGACCTTTACAGTTTGAGCAAATGGCCATCCAGAAACGTTTCCATTATTAACAATATTATGAACTCTATGATACTTCCTAAACTCTGAAGGTCTTTCCGTTTTATAATTAAAGAACGACTCGTCTGGGTCTTTGGAAAGCAGGTATGTATCCTGCTTTCCAATAGCTTTGAGGGAAATCTTAGAAGCCTCACCCATATCTACTTACTGCTCACATATTTTTAATATCCGTTTTCCACATTGTCACATGACTCATTTTCATCATCTTCTCAAGGTCTTCGTCCGCCTGCTTCGCCTCATCCATAAGTGCTTTGACGCGCTCGTCCGTATATTCAACAGTCCTAATATTCAGAAGGTAGTCCAATGACCCGTCAATCTTCGGGAAGATTGGGGACATTTCATCCTCTAAATCTTGCTTCTTCCTCTTGAACACCACGAGTTTTCCCTCAATGACCATAGAAACAAACTTTGATTTGTGGCTACACATCTCAGTCCTCTTTTGAAGCACATCGATGAGGTGAGCCTTCCTCTTCTTGTAGTGTTCTATGCGTAATTCCACAAAGTCTTGGAGAATCTCCTCGGGACTTGTATATTTGTGAATACCCTTGACGGGGTGGAAGAGATGCATGTTTGACACACGGAAGGTCTTTCTCAACTTGAGATCCTTGAGTAAATCTTTACCTGCATACTCCATGATTTCAAAATACACATCGTCTGTAGTGGAGTTATTGACGAAACCCCCAATCAATTTCTTTTCCACAAGACCGTCGAGGTACTCCTTGTAGTCTTGGGTCCATCGACCTGGGGGTAGTTCGGTCACCACTATGTTGCTTCCAGACCAATTCCAAACACCTTCCATCATCCATGTATCATCTTCTTTGTGTACAACTCCTTTGAAACCCCTAAACCAGGGTCGCATAGCGACGATTTCCTCACCACCCAAAATCCGTTTAATGTTCGCCTTGATATCCTCGGGGTTGAAAGGAGGTACATAGCAACTGAAACCTGTACCAATACCTTCTGTCCCATTCACAAGGACCATAGGTAGGGTGGGCATGTAAAAGTCAGGTTCAATTGAGCGACCATCATCATCCAAATAGTTGAGAATGGCATCATCCCTGGGATCGAAGAGTTTCCTTGCATCCTTGGTAAGCTTCGTGAAGATGTACCTCGTTTGAGACGCATCTTTACCACCCATGAGCCTCGTACCAAATTGACCACATGGCTCTAAAAGATTGATATTGTTAGACCCCACGTAATCGTTGGCCAGCTTCACGATCGTATCCGCGAGAGAAACTTCACCATGATGGTAAGCACTCTTCTCAGCCACGAATGCAGCCAATTGGGCAACCTTCATCTCTTCCTTGAGATTCTTCTTGAAGCATGCGTACATAACCTTGCGCTGTGACGGCTTGAGACCATCAGCCATGTGCGCTATGGAACGCTTCAGATCTGCGAGACTGAAATTTACCAAGTCCTTATGCACAAAGTCTGTGATGTCCAACTGCTTCACACTCCCATAGGGTACTTGAAGTTCGTTGGCATCTTTCGCTGTACTTTCGAGAAGCCAAACTTTTCGAGCATCCGCCTTCTTCTTGTCAAACGCGAGGATGATCGAGGCATCTGTCATCTTATCCATATCAAATCGGACAGTCAAGTCTTGAATCTGTTTGAAGTACTCCCTCGCCTCCGCCGATGTAGAAGTACCCAAACCCTTATAGTACTTGACTTTCCATCCAGCTTTACCATCACCATACCAGGTCCTAAACGCTGAGTCTGTGTAGAAAGACTTAACAGTAGAACCCTTCGTCGCCTTGATGATTGGTGTCACCATACTCACCACAAAATTGAGCTTGAGGAGGCTCGGCCAGAAATAGTGGATCATGTTTAGGATGAGACCCTTGATGTGAGACCCATCGTTATCAGCATCTGTCATGATCATTAAGCGTCCATAGCGAAGCTCTGAGAGATCCTTGTAGTCCTTACCCTGTTGGAGACCCAAAATCTTCTTGAGGTCGTTGAACTCCTGGTTCGATGTGAGTTGCGACACAGAGACATCCCTCACATTCTTACACTTACCACGGAGTGGGAACACACCATAGTGGTCCCTACCAACCACCGAGAGACCTGCGACCGCCAAAGTCTTCGCAGAGTCCCCCTCTGTCACAATTAGGGTACACTCTTTCGAATGTTTGGTTCCTGCCTTATTAGCATCATCCAACTTGGGGATACCGGTAATAGTAGATTTGCGGGCACCATCTGATTTCTGGAGTTCCTTCATCTCCTTAAACCTGGAGAGTGCCAGGAGTTCATCAGCGATTCCAGTCTTCAAAGCGTTCTTGATAAAACTTTTAGGTGCTTCAAACTTACTCCCAAAACTTTGAGACTTTGAGGTACACTCAGACTTCACCTGACTGGAGAATGTTGGATTCTCTAGGGTTGCCTTAACGAAGATAGTAAAAGTATTCTTGACCTGTTGAGGCTTCAACTTAATCTTCTTCA